AGGTTAGCAAGCAGGAAATTACTGATAAAGTGGAAGACTTCGGCTATGATGTCGAATAATAATATTAGGATCCTTTTAAAAAAGGGTGAAAACTAGGATTTTATATTACTTATTTTTGGTAATAAATGCATAATTCGTGCATAATTCGTGCCATTGCATGTACTAAAATCTTATAGTAATATGATATTATCAATAAAAGTATATTAAAAGCAGCCAAAGGATTATGAGTTTATACTTGTACTTTCCTTGGTTGCTTTTGTATTTGGCATAATTTGTAATTTCAAGGTTGAAGATATTTCTCCTTTATTGTAGAATTAATATATCAAAGGGGGAGATAATATTGAAAAAAGGAATTGTGTTATTGTTGGTATTATCGTTACTTTTTACAAGTGTAGGATGTAGCAAGGATAATACAAATAACGAAGTAGAAAGCCAAGGTAAAAACGAAGTAGAAAACCAGAGTAAGGGTGATTCTATTGAGGTCGATAAAAAGCTTACAAACGTAGAGGTAACAATACCAGCTTCTTTTTTTGAGCTAGATGGCGAAGAAGAGCTAGACATTGAACAAATTACGAAAGATGCAAAAGAAGAAGGAGTAAAAGAAGTTAAGTTAAACGATGATGGGTCCGTGACTTATACAATGTCTAAAGATACTCACAAAAAATTATTAGATGATATGAAAAATGCTATGCTTGATTCTTTTGATGAATTGATAAATGATGAAGATATTTCTTCTATCAAAGATATAAAGTCAAATAAGACCTATTCAGAATTTGATATAGTTGTAAACAAGGATGAGTTTGAAAATAGTTTTGATGGATTTGCAGTACTAGGAATAGTATTTCAATCAATGTTTTATCAATTATTTGAAGGTGTTGAACCAGATAATAATAAAGTAATAGTGAATTTTAAAGATGCGGATACAGAGGAAATCTTTAATTCAATTACTTACCCAGATGCATTTAATCAATAAAATAATATATTCTAAAGAGAACCTAAGCCGAAGGTTCTTTTTTTATCCAAATGAGGTGAGGCTATTGGCGATACGATTAGACAAGCAAGGTGGACACCGTGGAGCTTATGAAAAAAATAAAAAGATTATATTTAAAACACAGAACACTTGTGGTATATGTGGTAGGGCAGTAGACTTTAGTATTAAGACACCTGACCCACTGAGTGCTGTCATTGATCATATCATCCCTGTTTCAAAAGGTGGACATCCATCTGACATAGAGAACCTGCAGCTAGCGCATTGGACTTGCAATAGACAGAAGTCAGATAAGTTATTTATATCACCACAAGAAGAACCTAAAGTGTTGGGAAATAGAAATCTTC